CACTGTTATAATAGGCTCCAGTAATCCAATCATCTACTGTACATCTGCCGTGTGGATGCACACTATTATAGTCACCTTCTAATCCAACGTGAAACGATAATGCAACTAATAGTGATAGACAACCCATTTATTTGTTTTTAATTTCTGACTTGTAACGATTTTTTAGAAACATTAGGTTCTTACTAATCCATTCATCTATCGTATAATCAACTGTTTCTTTCCACGCCAACTTTTCGTTTTTATGTTCAAACCAAACATTTTGTAGCCATGCTCGAAAATTCATATTCATTTTTAGACTCCTTCAATTGTTGATGTACTTATAGTATAGCACCTTTATTCTATCTTGTCAACTTTTTCATATGTATTTCTACAATAGGATGTTCATTAACAAATTTCATTACAGTGTGATATTTTTCACAGACACCATTTTCGATATTTGCGTTGCCAATATCCATCATAATCTTTTGTAACTTTAGAATTATCTGTTGGTCTGGCTTCCTAGGAACTAAACAGAAATGAGCATCGTTGTGTGGAGTCAATGCAACAAAATCTTTTACTTCATAATCTACTGTACCAATTGTATCTAATTCAATCATAAAGACATACCACCGAATGTATCTTCTGACACATCTTGTTTAACTCCGCCTTGAATGTATGAAGTGATTTCTGTTTCCTGTGGTGCTACTTGAACATCTGCGCCTGCAATCCACTTCTGTGTCCAAGGTAATGGGTTTGCTTGTGGAACTACATATGGACATTTTAGATTCACAGCAATCATACGCTTACAACAAATCCACTCAATATAATCACTTAATAATTGTGCATTAAGTCCAATCATTGAACCATCTTTAAACAAATAGTCTGCCCATTTCTTTTCTTGTTCTACTGCATCAACAAACATTTGAATACATTCTTCTTCTGTTTCTTTAGCAATCTTAATATAATCTTTATCGTCTTTAGGTAAAATCTTTAAAAGAGACTGTGTAGATGCTAAGTGCAAGTTTTCATCTCGGGCAATTAACTTAATAATCTTAGCATTGCCTTCCATCTTCTTAAGTTCAGCAAATGCCCAACTACAAGCAAATGAAACATAGAAACGAACACCTTCTAAGATGTTAACACTCATTAGTGTTTTGTATAATGCTTTCTTAAGTTGATACAAGTCTACTTCAACTTTTTTACCATTAACTGTATGTTTGCCTTCTCCTAGCAATTGATATTTTAATGACAAGTCAATAAGTTCGTCATAGTTAGTACTAATAGCATCAGCACAATCTGTAATCTCGCCAATGTTCATCATTTCGTCAAACACTTGACTAGGATTTGCGTATACATTACGAATGATATGAGTGTATGAACGTGAGTGAATTGTTTCACTGAATGTCCAAGTTTGAACCCATGCTTCTAGTTCTGGAATAGATACTAGTGGTCCAAATGCTTCTACTGGCGCACGACCTTGTACACTGTCTAATATGATTTGTCTCTTAAGATTACTTGTAAAGATATGTTTCTCATTTTCGGTCAGAAGTTTAAAGTCGTTTGCATCTTTTAATACATCAACTTCTTCTGGTCGCCAAAAGAAACCCAACTGCTTATCAGTTAGTTTGTCAAACTGCTTATACTTCAACATATCATATCGTTGAATTGTTACACCGCCCGATGGGTCCAAGAAAGCCTTTGCTTTGGTGTGGTCTTGTTTGTTTTTTGAATTGAATACTGTCATCTCTCTATCCTCTATCTAACCAAACAACGATTTAAAAGTCGTGTGTTTGTGTTTGCCATATTCGTGGGCTTTGCCCCAATCAATTTTTGTTTTACCGTAATCTCTGAATCCACCTGGAATTCTGTTACCGTTTTCGTCTAATAATATTTTAAAAAACCTTGGAAATAAGTTTTCTATAACTTGATGGTCTTTCCACACTTGTTCGTGTGTTGTTTCATTCCATACAGTTTGAGGAACATCTTTTGTTTCAGTACTTGAGTTTTGAAAACCAAACTGCTGACTTTCTATGCCACTTAATCCTGATGTAAGAACACTTAATAGAAAAAGAACATCTTCGTTATATCTAATTTTTGTAGTATTGAGTTCTTCTAACTTTTCGTATATATCTGCACCATTTAGAAACAGTTGACTAAACACTGGACTATTATTTAAATATGAAGAATTTCTTTGGTCATTACTTTCAGCAGGTGGTAATCCTATTCTGCATCCACCACAATAACTGACTACATCTAGTAAATTGTCATACAGATTAAACATTTCTGTTAAATCATCATCTGTGCAAACTCTTTTACTAGTCTTCATATCTTCTTCTAGTCGTATACCATTCTTTTTAAAATACTTTTGATTTCGTCTTTTGAAAACCAAATCATCATCTAATACACAATACTTTATAGTACCAGCATCTCTGTATATATAATCTCTCGTCTTTGCTAGGCACAAATAATCATCTAAATTTATTTCTTCAGGTAAAACTAAATATTCACAATCATAAGTATATTGGTCTCGTTCCCAAGATTGAACAACCATAACTACTCGGTCTTTTAAAGAATCAGAAAGACCGTTATATGTTATCTGGTTCTCGACTCGATTGACTGTTGGAATATATATTTTCTCTATCATAGTATCACTATAGCACAATTAATCATATTGTGCAACCTTCACAATCCTCATCATCAATTAATCCTGGCTCTAATGGTTCATCATTAAGAGCATTAACATCTAATTCACCTTGACCGTCAAACGTATTAAAGTAATACAACTGCTTTCCACCGTACTTATAAAACATAATAAGATGTTGTAACATCACTGACATTGGAATCTTTTCATCTTCAAAATGTATAGGATTATAACTCGTGTTCACTGAGATACCTTGGTCAATATACTTTTGTAATACTGCCATAATCTTTAAGTAACCTTCTGGCGATTGTTGGTCCCATAGAAGTTCATACTTATTTTTCAACTTGTGAATTCCAGGAACAACTTGTTTCAATACACCGTGTTTAGATTGTTTGATAGATACATAACTTCTTGGTGGTTCAATACCATTTGTTGAGTTAGAAATCTGTGCTGATGTTTCAGCAGGCATAAGTGCCATTAGTGTCGAGTTTCTTACTCCATGTTCTTTTAAGTCTTCTCTAAGACCTTTCCAATCCATTCTCTCTGAGTGCTTTACTAGTTCATCAATCTCTACTTTACGAGTATCAATCGGAACAACACCATGTCCGTATTTTGTTTCATCAGATTTAGGGCAAGGTCCAATCTCTTTTGCCAAACTATTTGATGCTTTGATTAGATAATAACTCCATGCTTCTGCCCATTCATCAACTAACTCTAAGTTAGGGTCAGTATAATTCGTATCGTTTTTAGCCAACCAATACGCAAAATTAATAATGCCTACGCCCAACGGTCTCCTGTTATCGGTTGCTAACTCGGCCGCAATGAGTGGATAATCTTGGTAACTCAATAGAGCATCAAGTCCTCTTACTGCTAACTCACAAGGCTTTTCAAAATCTTCTGGTGATTTAATATTTCCCCAATTGATTGCACTGAGTGTACAGAGAGCAATTTCACCTTCTTCATCCATTACACTGTTCAGTGGCTTTGTTGGTAGATTGATTTCGCAACATAGATTTGACTGCTTGATTGGTGCAACACTTGTATCAAAAGAACTATGGTCATTTGCGTGGTCTACATTCATCAAATAGATACGACCCGTATTCTTGCGTTCATTCATAAATGATGAAAACAATTCAATTGCAGGTACTGTTTTCTTACGAATAGATGTTTTACGTTCTGCCTGTTCATATAGTTCACGGAACTTATCTTGGTCATTAAAGAATGCTTCGTATAGTCCTGGGACATCTTGCGGTGAGAATAATGTGATATTACCACCTGTCATTAGGCGTTCATACATCAACTTGTTAAACTGAACACCATAATCCATATGTCTTACACGATTATCTTCTGTACCTTTGTTATTCTTTAATACAAGTAAGTCTTCTACTTCATAATGCCAAACAGGATAATATAGAGTTGCCGCACCACCACGAACGCCACCTTGAGAACAAGATTTAACTGCCGCTTGGAACATTTTATAGAATGGAATAACACCAGTGTGCGATGCATCACCGTTTCGAATAGGTGAGTTTATTGCTCGGATACTGCCTGCTCCAACGCCAATTCCTGCTTTCTGAGAGACATATTTAACAATTGAACTAGATGTCGCATTAATGCTGTCTAAACTATCATCTGTTTCGATTAATACACAACTACTGAATTGTCTTTGCGGTGTACGAACCCCTGCCATTACAGGAGTCGGTAATGATATGTCAAAAGTACTAATTGCATCGTAGTAATCTTTTACCCACCTTAATCTTTCTTCTTTATCATATTTGCTGAATAGTGTTGCCGCAATTAACATATATGCCATTTGCGGTGTTTCAAATACTTCTTTAGTTACACGATTTTGTACTAGATATTTGCCACGGAATTGTTCCATTCCAACGTAGGTAATATCAAAATCTCTATCGTGTTTAATAAAGCCATTCATTCTATCCCATTCTTCTACAGAATAGTCTTCTAGTAATGCTTTGTCATAGAATCCAGATTTAACATTTTGGTTAACCAACTTCAAAATATGACATGGTTCAAAAGCACCATATACTTCTTTTCTAATATGATAATTGATTAAGTTTCCAGCGACCCATTGATAATTTGGTGTATCTTCTGTTATTAACTCGGCTGCCGCTTTGATTAATGTTTCTTGTATTTCACTACTTGTCATACCGCTATAAAATTGAATATGTGATTTTAATTCAACTTCACTTGCTGATACATTATTAATATTGTTACACGCTTCAAACACAACTTTGTGCATTTTTTCTAAATCTAAATTCTCTTTTTCTCCGTTTCGTTTAACTATATGAATCCCAGTCATTATTCCTCTACCCTAATATGTGTTTATCTCTGAATCTTCCATACCTGCAACACGTAACTTTATAATGTTTGACAGTTGGAAGTGCTTAATTTCGAAGCCTTTTGTTATGCCTAGATATTGATTTCTTACAAGTGCTACTTGATTAATCAATTCTCCAATTGCAACGATTTCATCTTCGCCATCGGCATACTTTTCAGCATCTCTACTACTCAATACCTTATTATAATTCTCTAAATATTTTCTTAAATACTCACTTCTCTTTTTGCGTAATGAAATATTTAGATGTTCTAATATTGCTTCTATCTCTTGTAATTGACCAAAACGAAGTTCAACATACGCTGGAAGTCTAGTAGAATTTTTCTCTATGTTACCTTGTATTTTTACTTCTTTTCTTGCATCTGCAATTTCACTTTCAAAAAATTGAATGCAATTTGGAATTTCGCTCCAGTCTTTTACTATTTTGCTATACCAGTTCATTAGTGCCAATCATCATCTTCGTCTTCATCATCCAAAAGGTCATCTTCAAAGTATCTATCTAATGCAACTTCGAGGATTTGATTTCCATCTATTAACAACTCAATATCTTCAATACTCATACCTAAATCATCGCATTGTTTTATGAACATTTCGCCTGCTTCTACTCTATCTTTTCCAGGGATATAGTTCACTAAAGTTTCCCACAATTCGTATAGTGATTCTGATTCCAAGTTGACTCCTCTTAGTTTTTCTCTTGTTATGGTAAGCAATCTATTTATACAGATTGCTCAATTTTATGCTTCTTCCGAAGCGACAGTATCTTCCGTTTCTACTTCTAATACGTCTTCAATATCTTCTGCATTCCAATCGTTCATAACAATGTCAAGTTTTTCATCAGTCCAGTTTTTACGGAACTCAATCATTTCTTCGCCTGCTTTTGTCACATACTTCAATCGATTTCCTTGTTTAATAAGTAAACCTTTTGCTTCGAAAAACTCAACAAGACCACTGTAGGGACTCATACCAGTTTCATATGGAATCTCAACTTGTACACTTTCAAATGGTTTTGAATATCGTGTTTTCATTACTTTACAAGCCGCTCTAATACCATGTACTTGTGAAGTTTTGTTGCCATCTGCATCTACTTTTAGTTTAAGTTTACGCATTGCAACTACAATAGAACTAGCGTAGATAAAGCCTTGACCACCTGAGATTTTATCATCTGGGTCAAACATATCTTGTGATGCGTATGTATGGTTTGTAGCAACTAGTCCTACATTGTAATCACCAAACATATTCACACTGTTTCTTACTAGTGCCGCTAAGGCTTTTGGTTTACGACCCATATCACCTTTCATATCACCGCGATTGAACTGGTCAACATCGGTTGGGGTCATCATCATTCCAAGACTATCAATGACAAATAAAACTTTAGGACGCTCTTCATCCGGTTTATCTGCGTGGTCTTCTTTATAACCTTTCATAAAGTCTGAAACGATTTTTGCAACATCATCAATCATTGCTACATTTAATTTGAGCAACTTTTCTGGTGTTGTATCTACATTAAGTGCGTGTAGCCAACTTTCGTCTAGTGCATTTTCACTATCGATTAAGACTACAAAAATTCCTTGGTCTTGTGCATTTTTCACTACATTACCAGCGGCGATAAAAGATTTACCTGCGCCACTTTCACCTGCAAAGACTGTTACCTTACCTAGTGGAATTCCTTTATAGAAGTCATTACTGATAAGTTTGTTTAATGTGAAATTACCTGTTGATACCCAAGTATCTGGGTCTCTAAAACCAACACTCATACCTGGAACTGATTTTGTTATATTTTTGCGAAATTTACTCGCATCAAAGGCTCGTGCCATATAATTCTCCTTATGTGATATAAAAAGAGTAGGGGAGCATTATACTCCCCAAACTCAATCATTGGTTCTTAGTCAGTTTTTCTACTACGAATCATTGCTAAGATATCTGCCGCATCTGACTTCGGTGCATCAGCAGTTGTTTCGGCTGGTGCTGGAGTCGGAGTTGGTGCTGATGTTTCTGCAACAGGTGTTGCTTCTGCCTGAACAACTTCTTTAACTTCTTCTACTTTTGGAGCAGATGGAGTTGGAGTTGGAGCCGAAGTGCCTGCTGGAACATCTAACCCATAAGGTTTATAATGTTGACCCCAACGAGATGGGTCATACAATTCACCATCAACAGATGCTTCAAACATCTCTGTGATAATTCGCATATCATCTTCTGTTGGACGCTTAGGCATAAACTCGTTCAAGTCATATAGACCGTGAGTTTCAATTGCTGAACGCTCATCTTCATTTAGTGAACGCTCTTTACGAGACCACGATGAAGTTGAATAGTCTGCATACTGACCTTTGGTTGTCTTTGTTAGACGAAAATCAGTACCTTGTTCATAATCCGTTGGTAGATTATCCATATCTGGGTCCATCAGTGCCGCTTTAAGCAACTTAAAGATTTGTGGTCCAATGATAAATCTACGAATTGGATTTTCTGGTTGGTCACCACCGATAGGGTCAGTTACAACCAAACCTTGGAAAACATATGAACGCTTTTTCCAATATGTACGACCTAGGTCTTCCATTGCTGGGTCTTTAAACCAAGGACGTATCTCTGCGTGAATTGGGCAAGACTCGCCCCACATTTCAACGCAAGGTACTTGAACGATTACTCGTTTCTGTTCATCACCACCTTTAACACCAGGGAACGGAAGTTTGATAACTTGACGTTCTTTCCAAAAGAATGTGTTTGTTGGGTCTGAGTCTGGTAGAAATCTCAATACTGCTGTATTGTCGTTTTCCATATTCCAGAAAGGGTATACTGCATCTGTTCCTCTGTTTGAGGAAGCATTGTCTGATGCTTTATTGTCTTGTGCGAGAAGTTTCGCACGGATTTCTGCTAGTGTAGCCATTTATATTCTCCTATATTAGCCTTTATTAGTTGTTTTCTTACTATTAGTTTTATATTAGTTTTTTATGTACCATACATATTTCTACTAATGATACCATTATACTTATCTTTTTTCTTAAAGTCAAGCATTAAATCAGTCTTTTTGAATGTTTTTTGGAAGCATAAAAAAAGAGAGTTTTAACACTCTCTTTGATTATAGCATAGGTTGACTATGAATGTCAACTAGAAAATTGTTTATTTTTTAATGTCGTCTGACAATTTATCTCTGCCCCATATAAACTTACCGTCTTTTGGATTTGGTTTCATACGTTTGATAATCTCTGCGTTTTTACCTAGACCATCATTTTTACGTTTATCTGCTTTGTCTGTATAAAATGGATTATTTTTGTGTTTATATGAATTATCACCTGACACTTTACGAACTGCATCCTGTGGCATCGTAGATACTTCTCTGCCTATTTTAATAGCATTTGCTGTTTTCGTTACATTGTCATATCGGTCTTGATAGTTTTCTTTCACATCTGGGTCGAATTTTGAGAATGCTTCTTCTAGCATTTCTGAAATTCTAGTATCTGCTGATTTTGGCTCTACAGTTTCTACTGATGCTTTTGACATCTTAAGTAGTGTTCCCGCTACTTGCATATCGTCTTTAGCAATACCTCTTGGATTTGAACGAACTGCATCTGCGATATCAGTTAAGAAAAAAGATACTTCAGCCGCTAAGTCGTGACCTTTCTTTTTACCTTTCTTATCTAATAATGTATCTACTTGAACTCTATCAGCAAGGTCATCAAATGTCATTGCTATCTTATTAATCTTAAGTTGTGCCGCTTCTTCTGGAGTACGAGGCTCAGCAAATTGATTTTTGATTTTTGAATAGTCATAATTATCAGAACTTGGTGCTCCGAAACTAATTTTGTTAACTCTCTCGCCAGTCTTCTTAACTGTTTGAGTCATTATCTCTTTAACTCTTGCAGTTTGATTATCTCTGCGATTTTCCATTTCTTCTTCATTAACTTTATGTAGTAATGGAAAAATGTCTTTTAAGTTTTCTTCAAATGTAGACTTTGTGAATTTCTTTACATATGCATCTACCATTTCTTCTGATATTTCTTCTTGTGTTTTTCTTCCGTTAAGAGCCATATCTTCTACAAAACTAGCATAACCCTTTGCGCCTTGAATTTTCTGTATCTTTTCTTTGATAGCCATTACACTGCGTTTAACATTCCAAACATCAGCACGATTCGTTTCATTTACTAGTTGTTGTTTGTTCACAACATTCATAAATTCTTTTAGCCTTGATAAGTTATCAGATAGTTCTACAATTGCTTCACCTATCATATCGTGTGTTTCACCACCTGATGCAATATGTCTTGCCATTGCTCTTGCACCATTCAAGTGAATAAATGGATATTTGAAACGCTCACCTTCGCCTGTTTCAACAAAGATTGCTGAGATATTGCGTGAACGAGAACCACGAGATTCTTCGTTTACTGGCGCACGATGTTTTAAAATTATTTTTACATTTTCTAATGTTTGTCGGCTAGTGCGTGACGACCCAGACAATGGGCCCATGCCTTCATTGACTTGGTCATTCATGGTATTCTCCTTGTTTTGTTCAACCTTATATGCATAGTTCTTAGGTTCAATATGTTTTCCAAATGAACGGATATCGAAATCTAGCATATTAGTTCGTGCCAAAGACTT